TTAAACCTCGCTTTCTATCAGACTATACAGGTACTCCGCTCGCGCTACTGGATCATCTGGAAGCTTACCTTCTGATTTTCTCACTTTAAATCGCTCTATAGGTGGGGGAGCACTGAAAGCTGCAAGCTCTGCAATCCGCCCTAAGTCCTTCGCACGTTTACTTCTAACTTCTTCAGCTTTATCGAATGTTTCTTTATCGATGATCGCTGGATACACTTCATTACCAAGATAATGGACGTTTTTCAAAATAAGTCCCATGGAAGAATGTGTCTTTTCAATGCCTGCTTGTTCACCGGCCACAGCTAGGGAAAGCCCTGAAATGTATTTTTCAAAGAAAACCCTCACTTGATCTGCTGCCCTCTCATCGACAGTAACAATACCTTCTGTAATTGTATATCCGTATGGTACATAAGCCATTTACCTCACCACCCTTTCTTTCAGGGAAAGTCCACATTTCATTCTAAATGTTAGTTCGTCCCTAGAATTTACAATGATATTCTCTACAAACTTTTCAAATGCCTCGTCCGTATAGTTACCATCAAACTTATCTTTTGACACATGATCAAGAAGCGCCTTTACTTCATCTTCCTGTGATGTACCACTTGTAAAGGTCATGACCAGGTTCGTCTTCTCAGTGTTAAGATTTTTCATCTCACTATCCAGAGCATTACGTTCCTTGCTAAAAAGAGCTGGTTCCAGAAATCCTTTTGTCATAAGACCAATTAGTGTATTGCGCTCTTCGATCAATTGTTCCATTCGCTTCTCGATGGCATCAATTCTTTCAAGGTCACACTCTTCTTGGTTTTTACTTATATCATCATAAAGTGGCCCAAGGATAATCTTTCTGCTGTAGGCAAGCTTATTCATCATGGTGGCAAAGGTAGCCTTTATCTCTCCATCCCGAATAAATAGCATGGAGCAGCTGTCCTTGTCTTCAATATGCCCTATGCAGCTCCAGGCGATATAACTTCTACCGGCAGAGTAGTTTGTTTTTCTCCTAAACTTGGACCCGCATTCTCCACAGACGATTCTGCCGCTTAATACATATCTGTTTTGGTACACGTTCTTGTTAACAGCCTTACTCTTCGCTCTTTGTGTTATCAGCTTTTGTGCCTTAGAAAACACTTCTTTGCTGACGATAGGCTCATGATGATTCTTGCAGTAAAATTGGTCTTTCTCACCTTTATTAGGTCGTCGACTGTAATTGCTATCCGTGTATGTCTTTTGGAAAAGCGCATCCCCTTTATATTTTTCATTTCGGAGCATATCAATCACTGTACCTGAGCTCCAATGGTTTCCTCTACTTGCTGGAATCTTGTCTTTGTTGAGACCTTTTGCGATTACACTGCCACCTTTGCCTGAAAGGCACTCTGCAAAAATGCGTTTAACTATCTCTGCTTCTTTTGGCACAATTACCATCTCACCGTTCACATTGGCATAACCATAAGGCGGGCTGCCAATAATGTAGTTGCCATTTTGAAACTTTTTATTGATTGACCATGTGGTATTCTGTGAAATAGACGCGGACTCTTCTGCGGCAAATCCCGATAAAATTGAGAGCATCAGTTCACTTTCCATATCGCCAGTATTTAGATTTTCTTTCTCAAAATAAATGAACACACCGATATTTAAGAGCTGCCTTACCAGCTCTAAGCAATCCGTGGTATTACGTGCAAAACGGCTTATGGATTTGGTGATAATAAAATCGATCCGCCCATTTTCGCAATCGCGAATCATGCGAAGAAGCTCAGGTCGTTTTTCCTTTTTCGTCCCTGATATCCCTTCGTCATAATAAAGCCCTGCAAACTCCCATTCTGGATTGGATTTGATGTAGTTTTCATAGTGCTCCCGCTGAGCTTTAAGGCTTTCTAACTGTTCATCGCTATCTGTTGAAACCCTTGCATATGCGGCCACTCGAAGCTTGTTTTTCGATAACTGTGATCTTGTAAGTTCATCGATTTTCGTTATCTTTTTCATTGTCTCACCTCGCTTTCTTTCATTACATATATCACTCTAAAAGCCACTAATAGCAAGTGATTTAAGACATAATCTCAGCTAGCTTTGGTAAGAATTTCTGGCGGTTTAACGCTGATATTTTTTGTCGTTCATCCTCTGTAATTTTGCCTTCTTTCTGAAGCATCCTGATAATACTTTCTGCTATATAAAAGTCATACTCTCTTTGCAACTGTTCCTCTGTCATCGGTTCTGTCTCACCCTTGATCGGGCTGCCATCTTTCACTTCAATAATCTTCATAAAAAAACACCTCCTACCTGGTAGCCACAGCAAGAGGTGAAATCTGATTGTTTAACTAATCTTTCTTATAAAATTCGCATTCACAACCATCGGCATCAAGGAGCAACCCCTCTGCCCAAGGAGGGACTCTACTCATCTGCTGGCACACCCTATCAAGTGACATGCTAGGATCCGCCTCAATAATAACTTCATCATGCACATGAGCCACAATGCGGTAAGAGCTTAGAGTCTTTATGGCATGCATCAAAATATCACGAGAGATTGCTTGGACAATGTTTTCTACAAACTTAGGCCCATAACTTTCAAGTCGATCCCATTTTTTAGTAGCACCGACACCTTCGTAAGTGACCGATTCACCACCGAAGATATTCTCACCAATCTTTGGTTTAACATAGGCAAGCTGCCTACCAGAAGGAAGAACGATAAAGAGCATTCCACTCCTGTAATGAAACTTAATATTTTGTATTTCTTGAGACTGCTTTTCTTTGATGCACTTCTTAGCTGCTCTATCCACATCCCACCAGAATTTTACGATGTACGGATTGGCCTGCCTCCAGGCATTAACTAGGGGTTTTAATTCTTCCTCCTCAAGGCCCATATCCAGTGCGCCCATAGCCTTTAAAGCTCCCACTGATCCACCATAACCTAGGGCTAGTTCTGCGATCTTGCCTTTCTGCCTTAAATGCCCATTCACACCATGCTTTTCTACCGGGACATTAAACATCTGTGATGCGGATGCACAGTAAATATCACCGCCGCTAGCAAATACTTCACTTCTCCAATCTTCACCTGCAAGCCATGACAGCACACGAGCCTCAATGGCAGAAAAGTCGGCAACTATAAACTTACAGCCTTTCTTTGGCACAAAAGCTGTCCGAATAAGCTGTGAAAGAGTATCTGGTATATCTTCATAAAGCATTTCGAGAACTTCAGAGTCACCTTTTTTTACGATGCCTCGTGCCTCTTTTAAATCCAGCATATGGTTTTGTGGCAGGTTCTGCAGCTGCACTATTTTTGAGCTGAAGCGTCCTGTCCGATTGGCGCCCAGAAAAGTAAACATGCCACGAATCCTGCCATCACTGCAGACTGCATTTTCCATTGCAGAATATTTCTTAACAGATGACTTTGCCAGTTGCTGACGGAGTTTAAGCACCTCAGCCAAATGCTCTGGTGCGTCTTTTAATAGCTCTGCTACTGCTTTTTTACCAAGCGTATCTGTTTCCACACCATTTTCAGAGAGCCAGCCTTTCATCTGTTGCACTGAGTTTGGATTATTAAGTTCTGTTACCTTCTGCATCTGATCCATCAGCTTGGTGCGTGACATCTCATCCATAGTAATGGCCTGTTTTACAAAGTCCATATCTACCTTTATGCCCCGATCGTTAATTCTCTCACTCAAATGGTATTCATCCCATATGAATTCTGGCACAGGAAATTTAATCAATTTCTGCTCAATCTCCATTTCAGTTTCGACGTCACGAGTGTTATAGGAGCTGAATCGCTCCCATTTTTCTGGGTCATCAGATGGTAAATTTCTTGTGCGGTTTCCATTTGCCTTAGTTGGGCTACAAGGAGAACAAAAGAAACGAATCAGATCTTTACCTTCCATCATTTTTTGCTTCCCAAGGCCAAGAACCGCACCCACACCTACTAATGATAACGGCAGCCCCATATATGCTGCCCATGTCATTGTGCACCTCCATGATTCAGGAGGAATATACTTATCCACTGGGTATCCCAGAAAGCGTGAGAAACATATCCGCTCAAAGGAAGCATTATGAGCATATTTTATAACTTTATCATCTTCTATTGCAGAAAGTATTACTGGTGGTATCTTTTCACCGCGGGCTAGATCGATTATTTTAACCTCACTTCCGTCTGTGGAATAGGCAAACAACAGAATCTCAAAATCATCTGCTTGAACATAAGGATACACACCACACTTTGCTAAATTGACGCTACTATAAGTTTCAATATCACAGTGTATCGTTTTTATTTCAACCATGCATATCTATCTCCATTCTTTATTTTGCTTATAGCCTGATGACCCACACCATACATCTCTCCAAGCCGAGTGCAGGTAAACCCGCAGAATAATCCAAATCGTATTCCTTCAACATCATCCGTGGTAAGTTTCTTCCATGCCTTGCCTTGGCGATAAACATCATAAACATTTTCAGTCTGCGTATCATATCGAAGGTTCATTAGGCGATTATCTTTGGGATCCCCATTTGCATGAAGCACATACATACCATCCCTTTCGCCTACAAAAGCAGCCATAACCAAATGATGAACTGCAAAGGTTTGTCTTGGATCATTTAGGACAACCATTAGATAATTACCTCGATTTCCGGGTCGAATTATTCTTTCCTTTAATAAATAATCAAACTCGCCATTTTGATTACTACTATGAATTATACGTTCAAGACTCTTAATTCTGCCCTCACTGCTTGCCTGGTACTTCCCCTCATATCCGGGTATGTCTTTCCATATCTCATCCATTCAATGCACCTCCGTTCCTAAAAAGCAGGTGGCAGAGGAAATACCCCCACCACCGTCAATTGCCCTTTTCTATTAAGCAAGGAAGTCATCGTCTGCAAGTGTTGTGAAATCGTCTGCTGCAGAAGTCTTACCACCAAGAGGCTCACCATCTTTAATTTTTTGAATGTTGCCAAGTCCGCAAGCAACACCCTTATTTCCATTTGAGTTGAAGGCAAAGAAATTGAGAGAAACCCTTGCAAAGCAGCCGCTGTATACCTCACCACGATCTATGATTGGCTTTACATTCTTGTCCACAATCTGTGGAGGCGTTTTGCTGTTGGCATTGATGAAGTAATGTCCTTTATATGCCTCGTCATCGCGCTCCACATCCCCATCACGCAGAGGAATCTTAATTGCGGCCTTATTAGGCTTCTTGCCACCAAACTTTGCGATACCTTCCTCGATAGCGGCATCAATTGCAGCATTTACTGCGTTAATGGTTTCTGTATCGTCCTTTGGGATGAGTACAGATACACTGTACTTTTCAGCACCACCATTCACGGAAACAGGCTCCCATCCGTGGAAGTAAGAGAGTCTTGTATTTACACCTGTAATAACCTTAGTTCTATTCGTATTGTTTTTCATAATGATCAATCCTCCATAATTTCGTTAAATTCGTTTTTTGCATTCGTTACGTTCATAGCAACTCTTTTATCTGTTTTAGGAACAAGCGTTGGCTTGCCTGGTGGTTTTACTATGAGGCTTCCTAAGATTTCCTCAAATTTGGTTTTGCCCATCAGTTTTTGCATCTCGGTCAAAGGAATAAGGCTCTTACGGTAAATATCCTTATATCCGCTTACTACAGCTCTTTCTGCTACAGCATCTTCATCTTTGTATTTGCGAACCGAGCGACCTTCCACAACTTTAAAGCCACGCCACTCTTTACCGTGGTTAACTGCTGCATCTGTGGCATAAGCAGTTATTTCACCCGCCCACTTTGTGAGATCAGGAATAATGTTTAGAATTTCCTCAATCTCGCTATCCGTAAGCAGTGGTGGCATCTTAAACTCCTTCTGAGCCAGTTTGAGCTTTTCATCAGCCCTTGCACGGCATCTTATAGATGCTCTGCAGAAAGTACACCACGGACCAGGGATATATTCACCTTCTCCTTGATAGGCTTTTGCTGCCTTAGGTTTTAGTTCTTCTTCTGCCCAGGCTTTAAGTTCTTCTACCGGAACAGTCCAGGTGCTGACGTTTTCTCTTCGCGGCTGAAATATTGTCATTGATACTTCTTTGATGTCGTAGAGACTGTCATAGATTTCAAGAGCCCCTAATGCATACAGTTTCATCTGCGGATTGTTTTCTGCGTCCACAAGGACTCCAATTCCGTATTTGAAATCCACTATGTGAAGCCTATCATCTGAGATGATTACACAGTCTCCTGTCCCAAATCCATCTGGCACATAGCAAGAGAAGTCAAGACGTTGTTCAATTAGAACGATAGGGTCAGTACAGGACTTTCTTGCAAGTTCTACCTGCTCCATGATGAAAGCAACGTAGTCGTCTGTGCATTCTTCCATTTCATCTGAATCATACTCTGAAACGGGCCTCTTACTTCTGATGTGGAGTGCTTTTTTCAGTTTGTGTTCTGAGAGTTCATGTGCTGCAGTACCGGCTTTTGCCGCCTCTCCGCTGGTGTTTTCAAACTCAAGCTCAAGCCTTGCAGATGGCAAGCAATGGAGCCATCTGTGGGATGAAGATGCAGATAGTATTGCGTGATTACCCATTGCCAAGAACCTCCGCATCTTTCAAGATGTCAGCATAGTAGACCTTGTCAACAGCACTAAGCTTATCAGCGCCATACTTCCCGATAATCTCTCGCACCTGCGCAGTAAAACCAAGCTGGCTTTTTTCAGCAAGGACCATACGCACTTTTTCAAGTGGGATCTCCAGCTCTTTAGTTGTTTCTGTCTTTGTGGCAGGTACTTCTTCTGTTGCAGAATTATTTTCTGTCATTGCCTTACAAACTACTTCTATGCTGTCTGCAAGGCTTCGCATATCGCTTACCACATCAAGCAGTAACTTTACTTTGCTCAAGTTCATTTCCTCCTTTCGTAGTCTCACAGATAGCAAGTTCCTGGACGCTATCTCCCGGAATAAGAATCGTTACACGCTGTTTATCTCCAAGGAGGAAACGTAGAATGCGCTCCCTTACGGTGACATTACGGCAAGTAACGATTCCGCCTGTCTGTGGCATTTTTGAAACACTGATCTTCAAGTTGTGTTTCATATCCTTCACCTCTTTCTGAAGGGTCATTATTTGTTCCCCTCTATCTGGTAGCCATGGGAGGGATGGAAATCTGACGCTTTTGGGAAAAAAATAATGCCCTCAGAAGTTTTAAACCTCCAAGGGCATGTTGCTTACTTATTCAATTTTGATAAAGGCATCAGCAAAGCCAGCAGCTTTTACTCTGGCCAGCATAGCATCAGCATTGGACTTAACGCTGTAAGCCCCGACCTGGACCCTGTAAAGCTTCTGTGGCGGGACAGTGGAAGGAGAAGGGGGTGTCAGCAGCCTTCTAACGTCAGCCCTGAAAGTATCCATACTCTTACCGTGCCTAGAAAACCAGTGCTGAGGATCTCCGTGATTGCTGGCGATTTTCTTCTGATAGCCTTCATAGTGGCCAATGATGTCTTTCTCTGTCAGGTCATAGAGTTTACAAAGGTGCGCACAAAGTTCCGTGGCTTCTTTATAAACTGTATTGAAATACGAGGCATCGGTCAAACCGTCCTCGCAGATTTCAAAACTGATATGCGTATTATTAGCAGCGCCTCCTGCATGCCAGCCTCTATGGTCCCAAGGCAGGGTCTGATAGGTAGCGATGGTCCCATTTTTAAGTTTTCCAATAAAGGCATGGACACATACTTGCCTCCCACTGGGTCTATGCTGGTTCCAATGGTTGTTGTACTGATTCTCCCCCAGGAGGCCATCATCTGGTCCAACGTATCTGCGAAGATAGGGGTTATTGGCCCCCGTACTATGGACCATGATGCCTTTGGGCTTGATTTTCCTACCTGCTTTATAGCATTCATTTTCTGTAAAGATTAGTTTTTTTAGGTTCATAGATTTTCCCTCCTACGATTTGTTGCAATCTATAGATAAATAAAAACGCCACAGGCTTGGCCTATGACGCTTCTACTAGAATAGGTATTCTTGATCAGTTATGTCGTCTTCATTTAAATCTCTTGTCTCATTTTCTTTCCCGCAAACCGGACATGTGCCATAATAATCTCTAAATGTTAAACTCCCTTCTAAGTGCATTAAATACTTCACTAAGATTAACGTCGCACCACAATGGCATTTAATTCTGGTCACTTTCATCCCCTCCAAAAGCATTATGCGAAGGGGATGACATTTTATACAGCTAATCCAGTTTTCCTTCATCAAAAATCTGATCGCTGTTTTCATGCCAATAGAAGTCTAGAGTTTTGTGGCAGCATGGACATTCCTCTTGATAGTTCCTGATCACCATTATGTCACTGAGTAGTAAGTTGTAATTGATAACGCATAATGGTTCTTCGCAATAGCTACAATGAATAAATACCATTTGAACACCTCCATAACTTACATATGCAAAGAATGCTCAAATGGCAAAATCATTTATTACTTTGTTCCATCTTTATCTCCACCGTCTTTAAGTTGTTCCAAAACATCGCGGAGCTTTTCTGGAATAGGCAGCCCTAGTCTTGTGGCATTTTCAATAATGCTGATTCCTTCATTGGATAGGTAGAAGAAGATCACTGCTGTTCTGATTACACCGCCATCACCGATGATGTTCTGATCAATTATGTGGGCAATGCCTACCAATGAAAAAATAACGACTTTCTTGAAAATGCCCCGAGCACCCACGTCACTGGATAAATGCTTCTCGATAATGGCGCACATGACACCAAGCAGATAATCAATGACAACAAAGGCAATCAGGGCATATAAAAATCCATCGTAACCTCCGAGAAACCAGCCAAGCCAACCGCCAAGGCCAGCAATAGCCAGTTGAATAAAAGTCCAAATATCTCTCATTGTTTTTCCTCGCTTTCATGTAGATTTATATATTAAAAGACGCCCGGCTAAAGGCGTCATAATCTGATAGTAATAGGCTTCCATTAGTAGGGTGCATAGTAAACATAGCCGCTGGCTTTGGCATAGAACCCGTCTCCGGGAATGTACATAGCACCGTCAAAGGTATCGTATTGAGTCGTTGTGAACCCTGGCTGATGCAAGCATTCCCAGGTAATCCCATCAGAGGATACGCAAAGACTGCTCTCTTTTAGAAGCGCGAACTTACCCCAGTCGGGCATCCACATGATATTCCTTGGATTGGGGATATTGTTATTGGCCAGATCCCCTACCCAGGAGAGATTGGTTTCGGTAATTTCTGTGGCATTATCGTTCATCACGCAGAGCTTCACATAGTAGGTGTAAGTGCCGCCCACATTGGTGTAGTTAAACTTCATGACAAAGAGCACACCATTGATAGAGCGAATGAACATGTACCGAGTATCATTCACATCTTCAGGAATGGTGGTTACCCAGCTTCCAGGACTTGAAGTGCTAGCTCTGGCGATGGACTTATCACCACCAACCACTCCGACAAAGTTTCCTTTATGCTTGGTTAGGTATTTAAAGATGGGGACAGAGGTTCCATCAGAGCCTACCAGTGTCCAGGCAGTTCTTTCTGTCAGTGAATCAAAGCTGTAGTAAACCGGTGACTTGTAGTACCACCAGCTGACCACACCAGAGCCTCGGTCCATATCATAAGCACCACAGGTCATAGCGTTTTGCGCTCCGGCACAGTACCCAGCGTTATGCCAGGTAATACCATCAAAGGATGCGATGATATTAGCGAGGCCCACGATCTTTGCGATAAAGACACCATCTGCAGCATAAAGAATTTCTGGCTGTCCATGACTCCACCAAGGAACACTGACAACGGTCCATTGTTTAGTAGTCTTGTTCCAGTAGGACATGTATGGGGTTTTGGCGTAATAAACAGCTATCTGAGCGTTTCCGTTATCATAGACATTAATCTGTCTTTCACTGCCGTATTGGGTGTAGCCAAAATTGTTATAGTACTTCTTGGTCCAGCTTAAGGTAGGAATAGGAAGTACTATGCTGCCCCTGCCACCAAAAGCTGTCCAGATGGCCAAGGTGTTATTAAAGTTACGATCATAGCTCATGGGTTTCCTCCTTAAACTTTCTCAATGGCTGTGATTCTTCCACTGGAATCAGTGGAGTAGGCATAGCTTCCAGTTGAGCCATCGGCATAGGTTACTTCAAAGGCTGCAGCATCAATCAGAAGCGAAGTAACCTCTTTAAGGAGAAGCTCTGAGAAAATATCTTCTAAGGCAATGCTGGTGATCCTGCCACTGGAATCTGTGGTGAAGCTGTACTCGGCATGATACTGATGGGTATCACCTTTTTCCACTTCATAGGTCACATTGATTTTGTTATTAACCACCGACAGCGTTTTTACAATGGTGTAGGAGACACCTAAGTCATAGACCTGGTTTTGAAGATCATCCACAGAGCTTCCAACATTAGAAATAGAATTTTCGATGCGATAGAAGGTATCAGAAATACTTGGTCTGTATCTTCCCACCTCAACGCGGATGTTGAATCTGTAAAATGGATTGTACTCAAGTGAGATGATCCTGGTTTTCACATTGATTCCTAATGGATTGAAGATGATGTGCACATTATCGCCTACAGCCAAATCCATCAGTTTGAAAAAGGAAATGTCATAGGATGATGCATTCTCCCTGGAATCATGGGATACAGCCACGTTTGTAACATTCTTTGAACCCATCACAGGGATATAATCATTGGAGCCTCTATGGCTACGAATATTTATGCTATAGCCATCGTACTGGATTTCACCACCCAAAATAGCAATGAACTGCATAAGGGCAGCTCGCCTTGAAACCTTCTGGTTGATTTTCATCGTGACGCTCTCTGTAAAATCTACAATCCCTGCTGAATAGGGAGTGCCTGCAAGGAGCTGGGATAATCCTGCCGAAGGATCACCAGTGAAGTCAAAGACAGTGATGTTATACATTTCGTGGTTCAAAAGGTAGGAGACATGTTCACAAAGGACAGAACAGACAGGAAGGCTCCCTTGAATTGATTTACTGATTTGGACCAACTCAAAATACTGATTGCCCAGTTTTGCAATTTGCTTTGTTTTTAAAGCCAATGCAGACTTCGCCATAACAGTAAAAGATAGCGTAAACTCCCCTTCCAAGGTTTCTCTTAAGTTTGAGCTTATAACTTTCTTAATGGATTGGATCAATGTTGTTCCTGCGTAAATTTCAATCAAGAGTCTCCCTCCTCTCTATTAATTTCCTGCCACTCCAAGGTTCCGAACTGTAACGGTATTCTGATTCCACTGAAGCTGGGCAATAACCCTGGTGAGTATGTTGCCATCAATGGTAAGAGGTATGGTTACATCAAAGACTGCTCCTTCTGATCCACCGAGACTTCCTGTTACTTGAGAGTTTAGGTCTAGGTCAAAGTCTGTCGGGATAGCTCCCTGCATATCCTTTTCCACATCACCCATGGCTTTTTCAAAGCCTTCACCAATACCTTCACCCATATTGGCACCAATGCCAGCGAACACTTTAGATGGCGATCGGATACCAAGGACCCCTTTGACGCCTTTGACGATACCACCCACCATATCGCTGACTTTATTCTTAAGCCAACTTATCATCGAAGCAATTCCATCCCATAATCCTCTGGCGATATTCTTTCCAACATCCATCATAGCTGGAATGGCTCTTCCTAAACCTGCAACTATCGCAGTGATAATTTGTGGAATCTGTGCTACCAATTGAGGGATAGCACGAATAAGCCCTGCAGCCAATTGAACCGTTAGCTGAACTCCCATTTCAATGAGCTTTGGTAGATTACTGGTGATGAAGGTAATGATGCTGTTAATAATCTGAGGCAGTGATTGAATCAGAGTTGGTAGTGAGTTCAAAAGTCCCATAGCCAAGCCGCTGATAATCTGAAATGCTGCATCTAGCACCAAATCCAGATTATTGATTAAGGTGGTAGCGATCAGAATCACTGCTTCTACAATGGAAGGAATAAGTTCTGGTAGGGCATCTCCAAGGCCCGTTGCAAGGGTCACAATCATCACTAGCGCCGCTTCCACCAGGGCAGGAAGATTGGTAATAATCCCATCCACCAATGTTAGAACAAGCTGCAAAGCACCATCTGTAATTTGAGGTAAGGCTTCGATAAGGCCACCTACAATGGTCATGATGATATTGGTTGCCGCTTCAATAAGTGTGGGAAGATTATCTAAAATCCCACTGACAAGAGCGAGAATCAAATCAGGTGCAACTTCTGCAATGGCCGCAATAAGTCCAGTAACCACATCCAGAATTTGAGGAAGGATGACAGCAATCTGTTCAACCGTCTGCCTAGCTCCTTCTTTTAACTGCTCAGCAGCTCCTTCTTGACCAGTGATAAGGCCCGTCAAACCATCTAGAATCATGGTAAAGCCAGGGAGGAGCTGTGAGGTGATGTTGTTTTTCACCCCGGCAAAGGAGCGGGTGAGATTGTCCATGGCGTCTGTGTAGTTCACCGCAGCATCCACAGATTCATCACTCATGACTAGCCCGAGCTCACTTGCTTTGTTTTTTAGAGCATCGGTGCTTTCAGCAGTTTGATTCAAAAGTGCACCAAGCTCAACTGAGGATGTTCCCAGTAGGTCATTGGCAATGGCCGCTTTTTCACCTTCATCAGAGATGCCTTGTAGACCTTTAATGGTCATCTCAAAGACTTCTTCTCTGGATTTGCCCTCAAGGTCGGCCATTGAAATCCCTAGTCGCTGAAATTTTTCTGTGGCTGAGGAACTACCGTTGATGGCATCGTCCACGGTGTTGTTAAGCTTCTTCATTCCGTTTTCTAAGGATGAGATGCTGGCACCGTTTTGGGAAAGGACATAGTCCCACTCTTGATAACCTTGCCTGGAAAGACCAATCCTTTGGCTGGCCTTATCGATCTCATCCCCTGCAGCCGCAGCATCATTAGCCATATCAAAGAGCTTTTTACCCGCTGTTACTGCTGCAGTTCCAATGGCTGCCATGCCAACGCCAATCCCCGCAGCCACACCTTTCATAACGGAACCTAGCTTCTCAAACTTACCACCGGAATCATCTGCCACTTTTGCAGAGTCTTTGATTTCATCCCCAAACCTGTCCGCTTCTTTACCAGCATCATCAAACCCATCACTGGCTGCATCAAGAGCCTTGTTGTTATCATCCAGCTCTTTTTCCATTTTGTTTAGGTCCGCATTTGCATTGTTTAGCTGGATCTGCCAGGCTTTTGTTCGCTTGTCATTCTCCCCAAAGGACTCCGCAGCATTTTTCAGTGCAGCTTCAAGGGTGGATACTTTGTTTTTCTGAGCGTCAATCTCTTTATTTAAGACTTCATTTCTTGCTGTTATAGCCTTGATGGATTTATCTTGCTTATCAAACTGTGAAGTAACCAGATTCATTTCAGAACCCAGCACCTTGAATGTTTGATTGATATCTCGAAGAGAGTTCTTAAATTCTTTTTCACCCTCAACACCTATTTTCAGGCCGAAGTCCGACATAGCGTTCACCTCCTTTGGGGCATGAAAAAAGACACCTCATCAGAAGTGTCTTGATAAATGAAAACTTGTTTATTATTCTGCTAGTGCTTCGTCAATCGCCGTTTGAATTGTCTCATGGCAACAAACTCCAAGTGGATTTTTAATTTCGCATTTAGAATTTTTCATAGCACCTGTGATTGCTAATACATCTTTCATCTTTCGTGCGCCTTTATCTCTTACTGCTTCTTTCACTTGGTTAATAGTAACTTCACTGCAATAGCAAGCATACCTAGGGTCCGCATCTTTCTTAAACCAAATAGGAACTTTTACTTGCTCTTTGCTAAACTGAATTCCTTTGTTTTCACTAAAGTATACAGTATCACAATCTTCGTTCATACAAATTGAATAATTCATAGTTTCTACTGATTCTACATATTCTTCTTTAACTAGGTGTTTAACTGTTATATTTTTCACTTTTTTGCCCTCTTGATTACAAATAGGACACTTATTCATATCTTCAGTAGTCATGGTTAAATCTACAATGTCACCACAACAACTACAGCCTGTATTATTCGACATTTTATCCCTCCATTCAGTTCGCCATACACATTATTATATATGACAAGATTGAAATTTAATAGGAATAATTTACAGGAACTCAGGAACAACATCGTCGATGGTATATTCCTTTCTTGGTTTTGAGATACCAATAAACTGCTTATGACACTCCCAAAGGTCCATCAGATAACCAATGGGTAATAGCCATACCTCATCTTCATTTCTATTTAGGTGGGCAGTGCCATAGTAAATGAGTCGGGTAAATAACTCTTGATCACTTACCCGACCACCTCGTTTTTTGATGGTTCACTCTCCACATTCCTTTTTGTGCCTTTCATCATACTGGCCATAATGGCGTTCTTGTAATTAGCCAGATCGAAGGGGGTAGTAAGGAGGTCAACTTCATCTTCTGTGAGAAGTTCTTTCTTTTCGTCTTTATTCTTGATGTTATGAATCAAAATGGATTGATTGGCTAGAAGCGTAATAAGCCAAACTACTTCTTCTAAAGCCATTTCAAAGTTCTCGGTTTTCATAAGCTTTTCGCCTAAGTTTTCAAGTCCACCATAGCGCTTTGCAATTTCCTTAGTGGCTTTGGTGGTAAGAATCATCTTAAACTCCGTGCCGCCAATGTCAATTGAGGTGCTTCTTTCTTCAGCTGCTTCATCAATTTTTAATTTTTCATCTGCCATATTTATTTACCTCCCATTAAGAAACAACAACAGTAGCAACTGTAGTCGTCACATTTTCTGCACCACTAGAGCTTAAGACGCAGTAGTAGTAATAGGTATCCGCCAGAAGGTCCGTTGGAATATCAAAGCTCGCAGAAGTTTCTCCATTAATGGTAGTACCGCCAGTGGTGCTATCAGTGGTATTTTCATACCATTGATAGGTTACAGGGTTTGAGGTGTTGGAATTTGCCACAACAGAAAGGCTTCCAGAAATGCTTCCTGTGGTTACTTCAGTTAAGCTTTCTGGTTGAGTTGTGATTGTAATGGTTGGGGTTACGGCTGTAAAGTCTGGTTCATACACAGAAGCAAACCAACTTGTAATAGTTGATACCGATACACCATTATCTCCTTCAGTAACTTCCGCTTTCCAAGGATGTTTGCTTTCTCCGTCCAGTTTGTTTCTCCTAAAGACGGTTCCTTCTATGGTGGGACTGCTAAATGTAATGGAATCGCCTTTGGTGGCAAGACTTGTGGCAGGAACAGAGAAAATAACCCTGTAAAGCCAAAAATAGCGATACTTTCCATTGGCTTTCTTGGCACGAAACCCAACTGCCACAGGGCTACCACCATCTTCACTTCTTGAAACCACCACATTATTACTGTCGATTTTACATCCTGTTAAATCCTGTGCTACCAATGATCCGATATCATCAATACCGAGTGTCAGGGCACCACTTTTAAATTCTTTGACCACCTCGCTGGCACCGTCATCTGCGTAGAGAATGGCTTCAATGAGCTCAATGCTCAGTTCTGCAGTCATGGCTTTAGCCAGCACTTTAGGGGTGCCATAGGTTTCAATGCCGTTTTGATCTTCTGTGATCTTGGCATAAAATAGAGAGTCCAATCCGATAGTTGCCATTTATTCTTCCTCCGTTTCATATTCTTTCATTACGTCGATGGCGTAATGATGAAATTTTGTATCATGTTCATAACCCACATACTGCCTATCCGTGATTGTTATCCCGCCAGATTGCAAGGCTTTTGTCAGCTCCTTTTTACGTTTGTTATAATTCTTATTTGTAAAAAGAGATAGCCTTGCCTCTGAAACAATCATATAGGCCTCGTTATCTGCAAAGAGATCAAGCCTATCAGACATGGGGGTGATGACCAGATATTCATCAGGCGGCGTATCAGAAAACACTCCGGTCTCCACAGGAATGTTTAGGGGTCCTAGTATGTGGTTTAAATCCGCAAGTAAGCTCATAGCTTTTCAATCTCCTTATCCAGTTCTGATTTCATAGTTTCAATGCATGCCTTCCGAGATGCGGACTTTGCTGGCTTCAAGAAGGGTTTAGGTGGCTGACCTGATTTACCGTATTCCAGGATATTTGCAATCTTGGCATTGGCATCTCCATCACCACGAGGCTCATTAAAACCAACCTTCACGTTGAAATTTCCATTTCGATCTAGCTTAGTGGGAGAGAGGCCCAGGGAAGATACCAGCTCACCGGTAGAACGACTTTTTTCTTTGGTTTCATTCCCAATAACACCTTTGAGGTTGGCTTTTACTTTATCTAGAACAACCTCGCCGCCAGCTTCTAAAACATTAGAGATGATTTCATCTGTTTTATCACCAAGCTTTGTAAGCTTCATTAGAAACTCATCAGGCATTTTCATAGTTCCTTTAGCCACTTGGAACCACCTCCTTAGCCAGCACTTCAATATACATCCCGCGGCCTTTCACATCCTCAACAGATGTGATTTCAAATCTCTTATTACTATGGATGATCACCATGGTTGTTGTTATGGTTATACCAGGGATGTGGCGAAAGCGAAAAAGATCTGTGGCTTCAGAAAAGGATGCCCTATTAGCCCATTTTTCATTGCCATGCCGACCTTCACGGTAAGCTCTTACAGAAGCTATAATGTTATCAACTTCAGTTTTAAAGCCTTCGGGATCTTTTATGGTGACGCTCTCAATGATGTCAATAAAGGTATTCATTTTCCCAAAGCTCATGACTACACCTTCCAATCCCGATCAAGTCGCAGCAGGAGATTGACTGTATTCCATACCTGCTGCCCAGCCTGCACATTATCTGAAAAGAAACCACCGGTGCTGCCGTCCCTGGATTCATAAAAGTGGGACGACAGCATAATGATGGCTTGCTGTGTGGTGGCTGGCATAACTGTTTCCACATAGTGGTTTTCAGGAAGATGCTGATAGCTTTCTGCATACCTCGTGGCGGCGGTGATATACATCTCAAGGAGTTCATCATCAGCCGAGTGATTAAGAATAAGATTTGCTTTTACTTTTTCCAGCAGTGTCATACCGCCACCATCCTTTCATTAGTCTGAAATCATAAGCCCTGCAGCCTTAAGTTTGGTAAGGAGGGCATTAAAATCCGTTACCAAATCTTCTGCTGTGGCAGCAGTACTTGCAGCTTGATTATCGAGAACGGGGAGGCCAGTTACGACCGCCCCCTCCTTGATCTCAAGCGTTCCACCAATGACGGTTTTTTCACCGCCCTGTTCGGTATAATTCTTTGTGTTATAACTCATAGGACACCTCCATTACGCTTTCTGCTGAAGCACTTTGATGGCTTCAGGTAGAATCAGCTTTCCATCCACACGCTGAGTGGCAACAAAGCCTACCTGGCCAGTAGCTGCATAAAGTTCATTAAGTCTCTTAAAGACTCTTCCTTGACGATCCGCTACCCAGTAGTAACCAAAGTCACCGAAGATGATGGACTTTGCAGATGCATCAATGGTAGGAACGTAGGATGAAGTGTAAACAGGTCTATTCAGAATGGTATCTGGTGTTCCAGCCTGAAGTGAAGGCTGCCAGATATACTGACCCTGACCATCTTTCAGTTTTCTAATGGCCTTAATGGTGGCATCATTCATAACGAATACGGATTTGTTTCTGTAAGGCGATTTAAGAGAGTAGAAGAGGTCCAAAATCTCATCAATGGTAATAGCTGTAGCACTTGCAGCAGTTACACCGATTTGTGCTCCGCCAGTGGCAGCAAGAATACCTGTAGGCTTACCAGAACCATCTCCTGTGAAGAAAGCATCTTCTTCCTTGTTACCAATACGTCTTCCGAACTCCCTGGCGATATAGTTTTCAAGATTAAACACGCTGTCATTAAGAAGCTCTTCCGATACCTTGATCATGGTACCTAGCTTGTAAGCGCCAATGGAAACCTGTCCAAAACTATCATCGCTTTCAGGAATGGCACCTTCTTCATCAATCCAAGAAGCAGTACCTTTGGAAGCTACCACAGGAATCTTACGGTCACCAGAAGAAGTGGAGATGACGTTGGCCAGCTTTCTGAAGATATTCTCTTCATCCAGGGCTTCAATTAGGGTACGCTCGAACTCATCTGGTACAAGGTAACCACCTTCCGTGTCAGTGCCAATCTGCAGTGCGTTCTTAATCACTGGATCAAGTCCCTCACCAGAGCGGGTTCTCATGGCATTCCAGAAAGCTTTCTGGTATTCTGCAGAGGCTCTGCCACCTTTGGATTCCATGCCCTGGAAGATAGGCTTCCCGGTAAGTGGTGTGTTAAGTGGCTTTGAAAGCTCGCGGTCCAGTGCTTCTTGCTTTTCAAGACGATCAATCTCTTTACCCAGGGCAACCACATCTGCTTCCATCTTTTCATAGGTTGCAGTGTCTTCAGCAGATACAATGCCATCTGTACCTCTTTTGGTATCCAGGAATGCTTTAGCAGCTTCCCAGGATTTTGCTCTTTTTTCACGCAGTTCAAGAATTTTATTCATAGTGTTTTCCTCCTAAAATTTAGTGTTGGATTAAAGAAAGTCGCTTTTCTAGCGACTCAATTGGGGTGCCAGCATTCTCTTTTTCTAGTTTGGGTTTTACCTTATCCAGCAGGGAGTTGGTAACAGCTCTGCGGCTAAAGGCATAGGTGAAATCCTCAGTCTGACTTCTTTTCTTTTCATCCTCCAAGATGCCATCTGCAAATCCAAGTTCGATGGCTTTTTTCGCATTGAGCCAGGTCTCCGCATCCATAAGATGAGAGAGCTTTGTCCTTGACTGACCTGTCTTGATTTCATAAGCATTGATGATGCTCTCCTTAACTTCAGAAAGCATGGCGATGGCCTTTTTCATCTCCTCGCTGTCCCCAATGGCCACGGTAAGGGGGTTATGGACCATCATAAGGGCTGTTGGTGCCATGAGCACCGTTGTCCCCGCCATAGCGATGACAGAGGCGGCAGAAGCGGCAATGCCATCAATCTTTACGGTAACAGTGCCTTTGTAATCCATCAGCATGGTGTAAATCTGACTAGCAGCAATGCAATCACCTCCTGGAGAATTGAGCCAAATAACAATGTCACCCTCACCGGCAGTAAGCTCTGCTTTAAATGCCTTAGGGGTGACATCATCATCAAACCATGAATCTTCGGCAATCACGCCATCTAGGTAGAGTGTTCGGACACCAGTGTTTTCATCTCGTGCCCAGTTCCAAAACTTCTTCATTTAGGTTCCTCCGTTTCTTTGATATTTGCGAACGCGCCTGCGTCCTGTAATTTTGTCATTGCGCCGTTGATGAGGTAGAGGTCGCCGCCCAAGGATTCTGGAATTCTATCCAGGTTTTCTAGCTCTCTGATATCATTGGCGCTCATCCAACCGTTCTGCCTTGCAGTGGCATATCCACTCATTCGACTTACATAATCACCACGCAGTAGGCCATCCACGTTAAACTTGATAAAGACACTAGGTTTCTCGCTTTCCATGAGCAGCGCTCTGCACATGGACTGTTCCCAGCGGACCACCCAAGGGTCGAGGGTGTATTTTACAAACTCAAGTGATTGCTGCTCGATGTTACTGAAGGATGACTTCTCAAGGTCAGCAAGCATATGAGGGGGCACTCTAAAGATTCGAGCGATCTCATTAATCTGAAACTTTCTGGTTTCCAGGAACTGTGCCTGCTCAGGTGAAATACCAATAGGCTGGTACTTCATGCCTTCTTCAAGAACAGCTACTCTATGGGCATTACCACTTCCTTGATAGGCTGCGTTCCATGATTCTTTAATCCTTGCAGGGTCCTTGATGGTACCGGGGTGTTCCAAGACGCCACCGGGTGAAGCGCCATTAGCGAAAAACTTAGCTCCATATTCTTCAGTAGCAATGGCAAGACCCACAGCATTTTTCGCCATGGCAATGGGTGAATAGCCTACCAGCCCGTCAAAACCAAGTCCAGGGATATGAAGGACATCTGATGGGGTAAGATACACTTGATTGTCTCTACCAAGAGTAGGAGCATCTTCACTACCACGCTGGTACAAATAGAAAAGCCGACCACTTGAATCGCGATCGACAGTCATTTTGTTTGGCATTAATGGGTACAGGGAAATCACTTCACCTCTTGCATTTCGAATAATCTGAGCATAGGCATTTCCCCATAATAAAAGATGACTCATCAGTGTCTCTCTAAAGGCAAAAGAAGTCATCTCAGGATTTGGTTCATCATGAAGCAGCTTATATAAAGGGTGTTTTAGGTTTTTCTCCTTGCCACCTGAATCATTGTACTTATAGACATGAAGTGGTAGACCAGCCAGTGTCTCAGATAAGATCCTCACGCAGCTGTATACCGCTGTCATTTGCATAGCAGTTTGCTCATTAACCGGTTTTCCAGCGCTGGTGCTTCCAAAAAAGAAGCTGTAGCGGCTGCCACCAAGAGCATCTTTAGGCTTGTCTCGGGCTTTAAATATCCCTTGCAGCATTCCCATGGACATCAACCTCCTTTCCTAAAATACGAGTAGTCCTCGATCGTCATAAACAGAATTACCAGATTCTCCTCCACAGCGGATTGCTCGGTCTAGGGCCATGATGGTGGCTACAGCACCGTCAATTTTCTCTGTGGATTTTTCTTTATCTGCTTTAATGTTTCCAGCAGGGTCAGTTCTAATAAAAATATTGTCCATCATCCAGCGGAGAACAGGATGACCCCCATGAGCTATCTTTTCTTCCAATGTCAGCTTCATCAATTCCTTAGTCGGAGGAGACATATCTTTGAAGCCCTGTCCAAAAGGAACAACTGTGAAACCTAAATTCTCTAAGTTCTGTGTCATCTGAACTGCGCCCCAGCGGTCAAAGGCAATCTCACGGATGTTATATTTCATTCCAAGTTCCTCAATGAAAGTCTCGATGAAACCGTAATGGACTACGTTACCTTCGGTAGTAAGAAGGAAGCCTTGTTTTTCCCACACATCATAATTGACATGATCCCGTCTAACCCTAAGGTCAATGCTGTCTTCTGGTATCCAGAAGTATGGAAGAACCACATACTTATCATCTTCATCCAGTGGTGGGAAGACAAGTACGAAGGCTGTAATATCAGTGGAAGAGGAGAGGTCCAGCCCGCCATAGCAAACGCGACCTTTGAGGGCTTCTGGATTAACCGGGAAAGCACAGGCATCCCATTTATCCATAGGCATCCAGCGAATAGCCTGCTTCACCCATTGATTGAGTCGAAGCTGCCTGAAGCTATTTTCTTCCGCAGGGTTTTGTCTTGCAGACTCATAAGCCATCTTTACTTTATCCATGCTGACAGTGATGCCAAGGGATGGGTTTGCTTTCTTCCAGACCTTTGGATCGGACCAGTCATCTTCAAGATCGGCACCATAAATGACTGGGTAGAAGGTAGGATCACTCTTCCTTCCTGCCATAATATCCAGTGCCTTTTGATGAACCTCCCAACAAATGCTATTTTGATTATCGCCTGCAGTGGTGATAAGAAAATACAAAGGCTGCATCCTGGCATCACCACTACCTTTGGTCATAACATCATAGAGCTTTCGGTTTGGTTGAGTATGAAGTTCATCAAATACAACGCCATGGGTGTTGAAGCCGTGCTTGTTTCCAACATCGGCAGAGAGCACTTGATAGATGCTTCCAGTAGGTTGATAGATCAGTCTTTTCTGTGAGTCCAGAATCTTTACCCTCTTGGATAAGGCAGGGCACATACGAACCATGTCCGCTGCCACGTTAAAAACGATGGAGGCTTGGTTACGGTCTGCAGCGCAGCCATAAACCTCAGCACGTTCTTCATTATCACCACAGGTTAAGAGCAGGGCAACAGCCGCCGCAAGCTCACTTTTTCCCATCTTCTTTGGTATTTCTACATAGGCGGTATTAAATTGACGATAGCCATTTGGTTTTATGGTTCCAAATAAATCCCGGATGATTTGCTCCTGCCAATCTATCAGTTCAAAGGGCTTTCCTGCCCAGGTTCCTTTGGTGTGGGAGAGGCATTCAATAAAACCAACTGCATAGTCCGCCATCTCCTTGCTGTAATGGGAATCCTTCGCCATGTAAGAGGTTGGTTTATACTTCTTTAGTTTTCGGATATGCGGACACCTCCTTTAAAAAGACATAAAAAATAGACCCTGAGGTCTTCTGTAACGAGGAAAAGAGCCATACAGCCCTGTTCCTTTATGCGTTTTATCTTGTTGTTAATTGTATTTCTTCATGAATATTTCAAGTGCAGCTTGCGCATTGGCGTCGATGGGCTCAATGTCCCAGCCTCTATCAAAGTTTGCAATGATCTGTCCATCTCGCTTTAGCATCAGTTTTGATATTCTACCCTCATTAATGCCGTAAGGGGAGCCTAAGTCAAAGCTTTTAATCCAGTAGTGTATGGTTCTCTTTTCGACTTCAATTTTGCCTTTTCTCCACATGGTCTAACCCCCTTAAATCCTAACCAAGATTGCAGGTAAAATTTGCTTTTCACTGGTTTGCCAGTCGGTGTAGCTTGTCTTAACCTTGGTAAGTCCATCCATCCTGCAGCCTTGCTTTTCAAGTTCGGCAAGTGTTGTGATCAGCCCTGAGAAGGTGCTTGAAATAGTGATGTGATCAATTCCGTACGCTCTGCAAGCTTTGACAATGGGTTCAATGTCGTAATCCCAAATGACCTCAGAAAAGTCGATGGTGTCGTTTCCTGCTTCCTTGCTTCTTTCGTAAGCCCAGTACATGGTGCTGTTTATTCCAGATTCCTTAAAACTTGCGCCAGCTGCTTTGGCTTCTTCAAATGCTTTGATTTCTTTCATGTTCTCATCCTCCATTTAGTGTGGTTTTGTTTTGGTATTACATATATCACTCTAAACGAGAATAATAGCAAGTCATTTCTGTAGTAATAGAGCAGGTTTTCAGTCTCCCAAATTAATCTTCAATGCCACAGTAGCGTGGATAGTCGTAGCCTTCAGGATTGGTGAGTATCTTTTCACCGGTGTCTTTGTTAATGACCCTAATGCATCGAAGCTCACCTTTTTCGTTGGTGCCGCCATCTGACTTCTTAATCCAGGGCTGATCCTCTAGAAAATCACTGGTGAACTTTTTAAACTCTGAATCACTGAGTTCAACTTCTCGAATCACAGTGTAATCAGAACCAATGACGCCATCTTCTTTTGTCTCTTCGGTTGCTTCTTTTAGTTCCTTAAGGTTGTAGAACTTTCGACCAAATAATGCCTTCATTGGGATGCCTCCTCCCTGGATTTTTCATCGATTACCTTGCAGGAATCAATGCCGTAAACCACATTCAAGCTGCTGCCGTTGTCCCACTGAACCATGATGGAGCCTGTGTCATCCACGCCCCACACGGTGCCTTTTGTGCCCGCTGATGGTGCTTGCACATCATCCATCCAAAGGAGATGAACCCTGGCGCCAGCAGGGTACTGCTTGCGTAGGTGGGCCAGTCTTTCTTTACTGATCGGTTTCATTTGGAGCACCTCCTTTGAAGGCACTGCTGCCTGAGAGGTTCTGAAGAAGAATCTTTCTGTGGGTTTTGAATTCCTCTCCGATAAATCCGAGGCGGAGAAGGAAGCAGCGGAATGCGTATTTTTCATTGTCGACTTCTTTCTCTTTTACAGTGATTCTCTTTTGGGTTTTCGCCATCTCACAAAGCTTTGTAATGAACTGGGAGTAGGCTTTTATCTCGTCTGGGTTTGGCAGTTTTGAAAACCAAGGGAAGCTAATGCGTTCTTCATCGGCTTCAATGGGAAGGGCATCTACATTCAAAGCTTTCATAATTAGGTTGCCTTTTGCTTCTAACAGTTTGGCTAGCTTCTCCAGGTCTTCATTGGAAAGGGAGTCTTTTGGAATCTGGATGATGAGTCCAGTTTCCTCAGGTTCCGTTTCAGCCGGTGCTGGTTCATCCATCTCAGCTTCAAACCCTGCATCTAAAAGCTTTTTCATTAGCGACTTGATATCGTCCTGACCCACTTCGCTGTCAAAGGTTAGCTCTCCGTCTTTTCCGATGTGGTAAGGTCCGACCTGGTAAGCGCAGGATGGAACCCCCAGGTATTTTGAGGGAACCTCTGTGATTTCGCTGATGAGCTTCACCAGCTTTTTTCGTTCGTTACCGGATACGTTGTAATTGATTTTCATGGTATTGACCTCCTTGTTTTTTGCTTACTACATATATCACTCTAAGTGATGTAAATAGCAAGTCTATCTTTCGATAGTTGTGTTATTTGTTTTCAGGGAGGTCACTATAGCGGTATTCTTTACCGTCACGAATAAGGTAAACGTCATCTGCTGATTCAACGTTAGAAATGAACCGTTCAACAATAACGTCACAAAACTTCTCATCAAGCTCAATAGTGTGACAGATCCGCTGGGTCTGATCACAGGCAATAAGCGTACTACCAGAACCGCCAAATGGATCAAGGACAATGCAGTTACTGAGACTTGAGTTAAGAATCGGGTGGGCCACAAGAGCCACAGGCTTCATTGTTGGATGAGAGCCATTCTTCTTCGGCTTTTCAAATTCCCAGATGGTGGTTTGTTTTCTATCAGCATACCAGTTGTGCTTTCCTTTTTTCTTCCATCCAAATAGCACCGGTTCATGCTGCCACTGGTATGGGGACCGACCAAGAACCAACGATTGCTTTTTCCAAATACAGGTGCCAGAGAGATAGAATCCTGCTTCAGAGAAGGCTTTTCTAAAGTTCAGTCCTTCCGTATCTGCATGGAAGACATAGATAGAGGAGTCCTGGGTCATCACTGCTTCTGTATTGGTAAAGGCAGCCAGTAAGAATTCATAGAAAGCAGAATCACCCATGTTGTCGTTTTTGATTTTACCGGCTGAGCCTTCATAGTTTACATTGTAAGGGGGATCTGTCACCACAAGGTTTGCCAGCTTTCCATCCATGAGAAGGGTAAAGGCTTCTGGCTTAGTTGAATCACCGCAGACCAGTCTATGTGGGCCAAGCTTCCAGACGTCACCGAGCTTGGTCATGGCGGTTTTTTCCAGCTCAGCATCCACATCAAACTCATCATCGTGAATACCTTCTTTCAGTGAATCTTTAAACAGGTCATCCAGTTCAGAGGGATCAAAGCCTGTAAGGGAGACATCAAAGTCAGCACCCTGCAGATCAGCGATAAGTAGGGCCAGTTTATCCTTATCCCAGTCACCGCTGATTTTATTTAGGGCAATGTTGAGTGCCTTTTCTTTATCTTCATCCATCTCGATGACCACACACTCAATTTCAGTCATTCCTAAATCCAAGAGCACTTTCAATCTCTGGTGGCCACCTACAACTCTACTGGTGGTCTTGTTCCAGATGACCGGTTCTACATATCCAAACTGCTCAATGGAGCGCTTGAGTTTATCGTACTCCGCATCCCCAGGTTTTAAGTCCTTACGCGGATTATAGTCAGCGGGAAGTAAGAGCTTAGTTTTCAGTTTTTCTATCTTCATATCTTTCCGCCACCTTTCTTAAGTTTAGATTGAAATCCACATTCTCCCAGGGGAAGAGAGAGGAGTTGAAGTGACCGTAGGTTGCTGTATCTGAGTAGATTGCATTTCTAAGGCGCAACTTTTCAATGATAGCAGCAGGTCTCAAGTTAAAGATCTCTTTTACCAGTTCACTTAAATCTTCGTCACTGATTTTCCCTGTACAAAAGGATGTCACATTTACTGCTACTGGATTTGCTTTTCCGATGGCATAAGAAATAGCGACCTCGCATTTATCAGCAAGCCCGCTCCAAACGACATTCTTAGCAATGTATCTGGCCATATAGGCACCGCTTCTATCAACCTTAGTTGGGTCCTTTCCACAGAGTGCGCCACCGCCATGGGAAGCCAAACCACCATAGGTATCAACCATAATTTTTCTGCCAGTTAGCCCAGTATCAGCAGCAGGACCACCTTCAACAAACCTGCCTGATGGGTTGATGAGTATTTCGGTATCATCATCTAATGGGAAATCCTCGAAGCATTGCCAGAGCACGTTGTTTAAGATATCTGCTTCTAATTGCTTTTGGGTTTTGTCCTCGTGGTGCTGCACGGAAACCACAACAGTCTTAACGCGGATAGGTTTATCTCCATCATACTCAACGGTCACTTGTGCTTTGCCATCTGGCAAAATGCCCTTGATGATTTTTCCTTTGCGACATTCATCAATGCGCTTTACGATTCTATGAGAGAGAAGTAAAGGTAGAGGAAGTAGTTCACGGGTTTCGTTGGTAGCATATCCATATACCGTGCCTTGATCACCAGCACCGATGGAACCGTATGGATCAATAATTCCATTTCTTGCTTCTAGTGCTGTATCTACACCAGAGGCAATATCTACACTCTGATGATGTACAAACACAAATACTGTAAATTTCCAAGGACTGTATCCCACCTCACGAAGTACATTTTTTACGATAAGGCGGATGTTAATTTTCTCGCTGCAGGTGATCTCGCCCGCCACGATGATTTTACCTTTAGTAGCCATGACCTCACAGGCCACACGTGAAGCTTTGTCCTTTCGAAGGCAAGCATCCAAAATGCTGTCAGCGATTAAATCAGAAAGCTTATCAGGATGTCCCTTGCAGACACTCTCTGCAGTTCTATAGTTTTTACTCATATCATTATCTCCCATCTATTTTTATTTGCCCCTACGAGCAGAAAGAAGTCTTTCCATCACATCATCCTGAGGATTTGCTCCTTTGTAATCGCCAGTACAGTTTTCTTTTACGATCTGGAATATCTCAAACCATAGACGATTGGTCTGGTTCATGTAGTTCTGGCCCATGGATACGTAAGGACTTTGAATGGCATTTCCAGTGGTGGGGTGTTTTGCAAGAAAACCATATTCAGTAATGGCTTCTTCACACTGAATCCACCTGGCAACACTCATAGCGTACCGTTCAAGGAGTTGCGGAGAAACCAGAGCAGCGCAGCCTCGTTTATCCAGCCACTGCCATGTGGCTTTGTATACTTCACCTGCCACCAGAGCCTTGCCATCTTTTTGAATGGCTTCAAGCATCTTATTGGGTTCAGGCATTTCTTGTCCTTCAAGATCTGCAGTATCGGAAAACTCCATCACCGTCAGTTTCCTACCACCGAGATTGCCTTCAGCTATTTTGTCAGCCAGGGGTTTCTTTTTTGCCCCTGCACCTACACGAGCGCCACCTCTGTTCGTACCGTCTTTTGCCAATGATCACACCTCCTTTACAAAGTAGGGGCTATACCCCCGTTTGAATCTGCGTTTTTTAACACGACACCCCAGCCCGCTACCCAAAATTTTTAGTCGTAGGGATTTTACCTCCCCCACCGGTCGCCACTTTCGGCAGTGATCTTTGAGTGACATGACTTACAAAGGGCCATCAGGTTACTGGTTTCATTGCCACCGCCTTTGGCGAGAGGGAGGATGTGGTGCACTTCTTCAGCGGCTACAATTCGTCCGTTCTTATCACACTCTTCACACAGAGGATGGGCTTTGATAAAGCGGTCTCTGATACGTTTCCAGGACCTGCCGTAGCGTTTGTTGGATGCTGGGTCTCGTTGGTACTGGTTGTAGCGTTTTGTTACCACCTTCTTATGCTCGGCGCAGTATTGCTCGCTGTCTGCAAGCCGACCGCAGCCTGGGTAAGCACAAGGACGCTTAGGTTTGTATGGCATGGGTTCACCTCCTTTGGGCATAAGAAAAGCCCTCGTGGGGTGTTCCCATGAAGGCTCGTGATTCATTCTATTCTCCTGATTATACAATAACACAAATGCAATAGTGGTATCTTGTTGCAAAGTGTTGCAAGCTGTGCGAATTATACTTTGATGGGGTCTTCAGGAAGAGTCACATGATTAATGGCTGCATTATGCCACCTATAAACCGTTGTTCTATCGGCATTAAGTTCATCCCCGATTTGTTCCCAGGTTAGGTTGTGGACGTATCGATAACGAAGTACCATGCGCTCATCCGTGTCTGCGACCTGGTTAATAACGCATCGTATCTGTTCTTTGAGCGCTACAAGGTTATCGATTTCCGCATTTATCCTTCTTTCCAAATCCATGATCCGTTCTAAACACCTAACAAAATTGCCCTCAGAATTTCTTGAAGTCTGGACCTTCTCATCCCACCTTGGTGATGATACGCTGGTGGCCATTTCTTTTAGACACTCCATCTCTTCAATGTGAGATTGGATTCTTTTATCAAGCCTATACGCCTGGTGTAAATACTCTTTTACTTTCATGTTTCTCTTACCTCCGATCGTATTTTTTTAAGCACGTAGTCTCCATCAACAGAGGTAAGTTCTCTATACCAATCAGAGTGGAAGAACCTCTCCACCTCAGCTTTTGTATATTTCGCCGGTTCATAGCGTGGACGCTTCATCAGCTTCTTTAGCGCATCCCTGTAGTCCTTGACGGCTTGTAAGACAATGGCATTGGCAAGTTGCTCGTATGGATCAATCATCGCTTCACCTCCAATTTTGCTTTTACAGCATCAATCAAAGATGTCTGTGATTTTTCTTTTCTTGTAAGTGTTGTCATAACATCTTCATCTATGGTGCCTTTGGTAATGATGTGATGGATTACAACCGTCTCATTTTGACCTTGCCTATAAAGACGAGCATTGGTTTGTTGATAGAGCTCCAAGGACCAAGTTAGTCCAAACCATATAAGGGTGGAACCACCGCTTTGAAGGTTAAGTCCATGTCCTGCACTCGCTGGATGGATAACTGCTACAGGAATATTTCCACTATTCCAATCTTCAATATCTTTAGGTGCCTTTATCTGCCTTGCAGAAAATCTCTCCTGAATACGTTCCAAATCATGCTTGTACCAATAGGCAACAAGTACCGGTTTTCCGTTTGCTCCTTCTATAAGGTCCTCCAGGGCATCCAGTTTTCTATCGTGAATGGGATGCGCCTTGTTATTCTCATCATATACTGCACCGTTGGCCATCTGCAGGAGTTTACCAGAAAGTACTGCTGCATTTGCTGCATCAATTTCCTCTTCACCTAAACTTGCTACCATCTCATCTCGGAATTTAGAATAAATGCTCCATTCCTTTTCGTTCAGATAAACAGGCACTTCGTTTATGATGCATTCTGGCATTTTAAGATAATCTGAAGATTTCATGGAAATTGTGATATCCGATATCTGGGTATAGATCTTTTCTTCAGCTCCTGGCTGGGGTTTATATGAAAAGATGATTTCTGCATTTCGCTTATCAGGCACAAAGTAGGCACTTCGGTAATGGGTTATGTACCTACCAAGCCTTTGTCCTAAATCAAGAATACGAAACTGTGCCCATAGGTCCATAAGTCCATTACTTGAAGGTGTACCCGTCAAACCTACGATTCTTTTCACTGTTGGCCTTACTTTTAGAAGGCTTTTAAACCGCTTTGCTCCAAAGGACTTAAAGGAAGATAACTCATCAACCACAACCATGTCAAAGTCAAAAGGTATTCCACTTTTGTTTACAAGCCAGTCGACATTTTCACGGTTGATGATATAAAGTGTGGCTCTTTTCTTGAGGGCATCTTTTCTCTCTTTTTCAGTTCCAACTGCCACTGAGTAAGCTAAGCCTTTAAGGTGATCCCACTTATTTATTTCTGCTGGCCATGTTTGGGATGCTACTCTTAGTGGTGCTATAATCAAAACTTTTCTGATTTCGAATCGATCAAGGCATAGATCATAAATAGTGGACAGTGTAATTATTGTCTTGCTCAACCTAAGCCCATATCAAGAAATATTGCAGCTATTGGCTTGCTGCCTATAAAATCAATCGCATACTGCTGATATTCATGTGGTATGAACTTCACTTGGCATCACCTCCCATCTCTTTTAACACTTCATCAATCTGTTCTACACCATCAATGCAGTAAACCAAAAATCCTAACGCTTCCAGTTGTCTTTTTCGCCTTACTTGCAGTGGACGCATCTTATTGCCTGGTGCTTTTAATTCAACAAAGGCGATTCTTCCCATAGGCAGTAGTACAATTCGGTCTGGCACACCATCTAACCCCGGACTTACAAACTTTGGTGCCATACCTCCCATCTTTTTCACTGCTGCTACCAGTTTTTGCTCTATATATTTTTCAGTCATTTTTTACCTCCCATCTGACACAAGTGACACAAAATCACAACTGTTCCCCTATATTTACTAACGCGCGTGTACGTGCACAGGTATTTACTATCTACTTTTAAGAAAAAGCATTTTTAATATAAGGGAAAAACTTGTGTTGTGTTGTGTTTCCTATTCACCGTAATTGTAAAGTCGCTGCCTGCCATAAATCGGTAAACGCTTAATATTGCTGGTTCGTTCCCATCCGGGAATCTGCGCCATAAGAGCAGCGATCTGATAACTATCAGTGGTTTTCAATTCTGGGAGATTACGATTGAAGCACTCACACCAAATTTCTGCATTGCTTACAGAGGTTCGTGTAACGGTACCTGTATGCTTGGCCCCACCAAATTCGCTACCGCTTAGGTAATTTCTACGGGTAAACAAATCCATACTATCCCAGTCATCTGGAAGTAGGGTATTCAGGTACTCTTCCACCATGCCAACACGCTCATCAGCCTCCATGGCACCCTTCTGGGCCTTTTCGGCTTCTTCTAAAACATCACCCTCGAGGTATAGCTTTTCACCTGAGTTCCATATTGCTTTTGCTTCCGCCCAAAACTGCTGCCTGTAAGATTCAGTGAAATTCCAGGTTTTCTTCTGCTTTTTCTGATGCACTTTGATAATCCAGAAGCGGCGGTTCCCTGTGATGTCACGTAAATATCCACGCTCTCCATTTACCGTTGCAATGACAATGCACTGTCTGGGATGGCTTTCCACAACTCTTCCATAGGATGGTCTGTATTTATCATCTGAGGTTGAGAGGAATGCTTTCACTTTTTCAATGTCGGCTTTTTTCATACCGGCAAGCTCCCCGATTTCAACCACCCAAAATCCCTGCAGTTTTTCAGCGCCTGACTTGTCGTCCATATCGGTAAGGGATAGAGTTTCAGAATAAAAGTCTGGTGTTACCAGGTCTTTCAAAATTGTGCTTTTACCAATACCCTGATCACCATCAAGCACAGGAACGCAGTCAAACTTAATTCCAGGAACATATATCCGTGCAACCGCCGCTGCAAAGGTCTTTCTAGTCACTGTGCGAATATACTCTGTGTCATCAGCCTGAAGATATTTAATGAAAACATCCTCCACTCGCTTTACTCCATCCCACGCAGGAAGGGAATCAAGATAATCCCTTATCGGGTGGAATCTCCTATCATCAGCAACCTTGGTAAAGGCAACATCGTGGTTTCTACTCGAAAACGGAAGGTATCGAATATCCATAGTGGACTTAAGCTGGGCCGTATCAGCGTCTCTCCAAAACACGTTACCTTCCGGCCTTTCCCATGGAAGTGGTCCGGTAACCTGGATACGGTTTGATAACTCGTTGAATGCAAAGTTCTTAAAATCGGGATCATGATTAAGAATAAGATTTAAGTTGTACACGCTGTTTTCAAGCACTTGACTTCGGGGCTGATACTTCAGTTTCTCTTTCCAGTTGTCGCCAAAATCTGTAAAGTCCACTTCAGCTTCTGCAAGTTTTTCATTGGTAGCATAGACTTTCACCTCATCAATTTTCATGGCAAAATTGCACATACTTTTAAAGGATTTTTTCGCATCGTCATCACCAAACTTGTGGATACGGACGATATCAAAGGCATTACATAATTTAAGGTATGCCGGGTCCTTGGCATGATGGCTGTATACAAACTTTCCACCTTCCTTAATTTCAACACCTGCCATACTGCTTGATTCTATGAAGTGGTAACGCTCCTCATTTTCTGTTGGCTCGTAGATATCTGGTAAAAATGCATCGATTGCTTTTGTAACCGGAAAATAGACTTTATTGAAAAGCCCGACAACACCCTCCTTTTCAAGAGGGTCCTGCACCTTCTGATGCGATACTGTATTTGCCTTGCTCTCTCTCGATGAAGTTGGTAGTCTTGTAGGATCAGTCCATTCGGGATGAGCTGTTAAAATATCATCTGGATTAAGCCAGTCCTTGTCCACTTCCTTATAGATGAAATTTCCGTTGGATGGCGTACTGGGCCAGTACATCAGCTGGTTTGGGAGATAAGAGCATTCATCGAAATAATCAATACCAAGCATTTTTGCAAGATATCTTGAAACTGCTACAAACTCCTCTGATGTCACGTCTCTTGTTAAAGGCAATATAATGCGGACTCTAGGATTTTCCTCGGTGCTGCTATGGGTTGAGTAAAGAACAGAAGTATAATGGGCTTTCGATTCATAGTTTTCAAGAAACTCTGTATCAATGCGGTCACCATCTAAGGCAATCATTGAGCGGAGCTCCACGGTATCAATTTTCCTGCGACCGCCTTTTAACACACCTGCAACAAACCCACCATGATCTTTTGCATCATCCTTTTGAGCCTTGCTGAATTTGGCATATTCTTCAGCTGATTCTGTCGTTCGAATTGGCGTTTTTAATCTATCTTTTAGCTCATCAAATGTTATTTCTTTGTTGACCCACTTCTTTGCCTGTCGGCTGTTCCCGTAGGCAATGGCTAGTTTTCTCAA